TTCATCCTTTGCATCTGTTGGTGTATCAAACGGATTGATTGCAGAAGCTGGATTTGATATAGGTACAACAACTGGTGTAAAGTATGGTCCAAGTATTACGGCTGACTTTAGCGTTGCATTGTCAAGCTCTAACGCATCTACTAGTGGTTCAGGTACATTATCTGGAACAACAATCGCAGTTCGTTCATTCTATCAAACATACATTATCAATGGTGATGGTGTGACAGCCAGTGCAACTGGTTATAGTGTAGGTGATACTATCACAATTAAAGGTACATCATTAGGTGGTGCAACTCCTGGTAATGACTTGGTAGTAGAAGTTACAGCAGTATCAGGTGGTGCCGCAACAGCAGTTACGTTTATCTCTGGTGTTCCTCCAGGAACATATCAAACTCAATTAAGTAATTGGGTAGAGTTCACATATACAAGCAATGAAGGTGCTCCTAACGAAGCTCCTGCTAATAATACAAACTGGTTCTACAGTGTAGTTGATCAGGTTGACATTATGGTTAACTATAATGGTGCCTGGTATGGTTATGGTAATAGAGATTATGATAGCAATGGCTTCCCATTACCAACTGGTACAAATGAAACTGATCCAAATGGTCCTATCATATCAGCTACAGCACCGACACTTCAAAGTGATGGTACTGCATTAGTATACGGTGACTTATGGATTGACACTAGCGACTTAGAAGTATATCCTGTTATCAGTCGTTGGCAAGCAGTCAACGGTGAAGATATGTGGGTATTAATTGACAACACAGATCAAACAAGTAGCACTGGTGTAGTATTTGCTGATGCTCGTTGGTCAAGTGATCAGGACGCAATTAGTCCAGTTGATGATCCTATCCCAACAATCGTAAGCTTGTTGGATAGCAATAATCTTGACTTAGATGCACCTAATCCATCATTATATCCATCTGGTATGTTGTTGTTTAACACACGCCGTTCAGGTTATAACGTTAAGCAATATCGTGCAAACTATTTCAATGCAATCAGTTTCCCTGATGAGACATTACCGACATTCACTGATACTTGGGTAACAGTAAGTGGTAATCAAACAAATGGTGCACCGTATATGGGTCGTGCGGCACAACGTGCTATGGTCGTTCAAGCATTGCGTTCAGCAATTGATACGAACACAGACATTCGTGACGAAGATAACTACTTCAACTTGATGGCTACACCTAACTATCCAGAACTACAACCTAACATGGTTGTATTGAATGCGGATCGCGGTGAGACAGGTTATATTATCGGTGATACTCCATTAGGATTAGCTGACAGTGCAACTGACATTCAGGCTTGGGCTAACAACGATGCAGGTGCAAGTAGCACAGGCGAAGCTGGGTTAGTTACACGTAGTACTTACTTGGGTCTATTCTATCCAAGTGGAATTACAAATGACTTATCAGGTAATCAAGTTGTTGTACCAGCATCACATATGATGTTACGTACATTCTTGCGTAACGATACCGTAGCTTATCCTTGGTTAGCGGCAGCAGGTACTCGTCGTGGTAACATTGACAATGCATTGAACATTGGTTACTTAGATAGAACAACCGGTGAGTTCGTTGCAATCAAGACACGTTTAGGTATTCGTGATGTATTGTATGTAAATCAAATCAACCCATTAGTATTTTTCACTGGAGTTGGCTTGTTGAACTACGGTAACAAGAACAGTTTCAATTCACAAAGCGCATTGGACAGAACTAACGTTGCACGTTTAGTTAACTATATACGCCGTCAATTGACATTGGCAGCAAGACCGTTCGTATTCGAACCAAATGATGCACTAACACGTAATCAAATAGCAGGTGTGATTCAAACATTGATGGTTGACCTAGTTGCTAAACGTGGTATCTATGATTATCTTGTACAGTGTGATGATAGTAACAACACACCAGCAAGAATTGATAGAAATGAATTGTGGGTAGACGTTGCAATTGAGCCTGTTAAGGCAGCTGAATTCATCTACATCCCGGTTCGTGTTTTAAACACAGGTGAATTATCACAGTAATTTAAATATCCCCCTAGCAATAGGGGGAGTTTAAAAAGATAAATATATATAACAGGAGATTTAAAAATGGCAATAGCCTCACAATCATTGTTCAACATGACCGTAGCTAGCGATAACGCTGGTGGTAATCAAGGCTTACTAATGCCTAAATTACAATATCGTTTTAGAGTTAATTTTCTAAATTTCGGTACTGGTGCTACTGTTGAATTAACAAAACAAGTAATGGATATCAATCGTCCACAAATCAGCTTTGAAGAAATCACACTACCTATCTATAACTCAACATTATATTTGGCAGGAAAACACAGTTGGAATGAATTGACAGTTAACTTACGTGACGATGCTTCTGGTAGCGTTTCTAAATTAGTTGGTCAACAAGTTCAGAAACAATTAGATATGGTTGAGCAAGCTTCAGCCGCTACTGGTCAAGATTATAAGTTCCAAACAAACATTGAAATCTTAGATGGTGGTAATGGTACTGCTACTCCTATCGTATTAGAAACTTGGGAATGCTATGGTTGCTATCTAAAGACAGCTAACTATGGTGCACTAAACTACGGTTCAAATGAAGTTGCTACAATCGCATTGACTATCCGTTACGATAACGCAGTTCAATCTCCATTGACTTCTGGTGTTGGTCAAAACATCGGTCGAGTTCTTGGTGGTTCTATCGTTACTGGTATTGGCTCAGGTCAAGGTTAATTAGTAAAATAGGCCTAACTCAATGGCTGGATTCTTTCAGGATTTACTAACAGGCGCTGCCGAAGGGTTCTTCGGCAACGACTACCTGCGTGATTATACTCACGCCGCAAAAACTTTTAGAACTAATGCATATCAATATGCACCTAAATTAAAGTTTTTATTCCACGTATATTTTGAAATTAATCCAGCTGTTTATTCAGTTGGCTTATCTACTGGAACTAATTTTGGTCTAACTGTTAAAACAGTTAAGTTACCTTCATATAGTTTCGATACGCACACAATGAATCAATACAATCGCAAACGTATTGTTCAAACAAAAATTAAATATGATCCTATAGATATTGCATTCCATGATGATAATGGAAATAGCATTCGTAATATGTGGTATAACTACTATACGTACTATTACAAAGATGCAACAAAGCCAATGTCTACAACAGCAGGACGTGTAGGACCTCAGTTGCCCACTAATGCTCCCCTTAACTTAGCGGCAGATTATAACTCACGCAACATATATAACAACTCAATTTACGGTGATGAAGATTGGGGATACATTGGTGATACATCAGCTCCTTCACAAACTCTATTAAATGCATCAATAGGTAATAGTAAGATTCCATTCTTTAAAAACATAAAAGTGTATGGTTTTAATCAACACAATTTTGTATTGTACACTTTAATAAATCCTATCATTACTCGTTTCACACACGATACATATGATTATAGCGCAGGTAATGGTGTTATGACTAACACTATGACTATCGATTATGAAACAGTTCAATATGCAGAAGGTGCAGTAGATGGTAATGCACCTAGTAATACTGTTCCTGGTTTTGGTATGAATGAGAATTATGATAGAACATTAAGTCCTATTGCAAGATTAGGTTCTAATCAAACTATATTAGGTCAAGGTGGTTTAGTAGATAGTGTAGGTGGATTTACGCAAGCATTAGCTGATGGTAATATATTAGGTGCTGTTCAGATTGCAGGTACATCATATAATACATTTAAAAACGCAAACTTAAAACAAGTAGCAAGATCAGATATTAACGGTATACTAACACAAGCTACTCAACAAGCATTGCCAGGTAGTGTTAGAGGAAATACATATTATCCAGGTTACGGTGTTACACCAGCAGGTTCAGTGACTGCAGGTGCACCAACCGCAGGCGTGTTATCACAAGCACCTAGAATTAATGGTGTAAACACAACTCCTGCAGGCACTCAAGATTAATTGTATAAATACTCTTAGGAGATTTATACATGGCTAGAATACTTGATTCACGCTCACAACTCGATTCAACAGTAAGAATATTTGATGACTTTTATGCATTTGACTTGGTAGTCAATGGTAATGAGTATGACATTGTTCACGGCTATTTTGTATTAGTGTGCGATACAAAACAAATAGCAGATAATTTTACTGCAAACTTGTTTAGAATATCACAGCAAACACAAGTTCCTGTTTTAGACTTATTAAACTATATCAAAGGTCTTAACAATAAGTTAGAAATGAATACTGTTATAACATACTATCTTAACAGTTTTAAAAGCAAAACATCATTATATGGTATAGGTAGAATTCCTCAACCAAATCAAAATATTGCTAGAAACATAGTTCAATAATGGCTAAGTTTGCACAAGGTGTCTATACTCCTAAAAATCCAGCAAAGTATGTAGGTAAACACGCTCCTAGATATCGTAGTGGTTGGGAATTAACCTTTATGACATTTTGTGATAGCAATAGTAGTGTACTGTATTGGGCTAGTGAATCATTCAGCGTCCCTTATCGTCATCCCTTTACAGGCAAACAAACAATTTATATACCTGACTTCTTTGTAGTTTATCAAAACAAATATGGTAAGCAGATAGCAGAAGTAGTAGAGATAAAACCCAAGAAACAAAGTCTAATTGAAAGTAAAGTTGCTAGTGCTAAAGATAGAATGGTAGTAGCAATTAATCACGCTAAGTGGCAAGCCGCAATGGCTTTCTGTAAACAGCAAGGATTTACCTTTAGAGTTATTACCGAAGATGACCTTTTTCATCAGGGTAAACGCAGGTAAATAAATACTTTTATGACCAAAAAACTACAAGAACTTTTTGAACTTCCTGAAAATAATGATAGAGGACTTACTATTCCTTTACCTGAAAACATAGAAGAAATCACAACTGAAACGTCAGATGCACTAGATAAAATTGAAGCGGCACTGCCTCAAGTAAGAGGTCTTGAAGCAAGTGATACTGAAATGGATGAGTTAGCTAATCTAGCTACTAACAGTTATAAAGACTTGATGGACTTAGGTATGCAAGTTGATAGTCGTTTTGCTAGTGAGATATTCAATAGTGCTAGCTCATTCTTAGGACACGCTATTACATCAAAGACAGCTAAAATCAATAAGAAGCTTAAAATGCTTGATTTACAGCTTAAAAAAGCAAGCTTAGACCAGAAAGTAGCAGGAAAAACTGAGGAAGCTGAAGCTACTCCGTTGGGTGAAGGTAAGAGTTTAGACCGCAACGAGTTACTTAAGATGTTGGCAGCTAAAACAGATGAGAAATGATAAATACAGAATACAGGAATAAGAAATGAAAAGCCTAAAACATTACATTGTAGAAAGTGTTCACACTTATAACTACACTATTAAAATTGCAGGTAACGTTGATAAGAACTTTATCGACTTGTTTAAGTATAACTTAAAGAAGTTTGATCCAGTTAAAATTGACGAACCTAAAAGCACACCAATACAAAAAGATCCATACGGATTTCCTAACCTACATAATCAACCTGTTACTATCATTAAAGCACAGTTTCGCTATCCAGCGACTGAGCCAATGATACAACAGATTGCACAATTGTTAGGTTATCAAGTTGATATGGTTCGTGTTGTGTCAAGTGATTTTGATGACAGCATCAACAGTGAAGCAGAAGGATATGCTAATGAAATGGATCATAATCCATTACTATTACATCCTGAA